TCCAACTTGTACTCTTTTTCACCAACTTTAAATATCATAATCTATCCCCTTTATAGTTTATTTATTACGCTGATGGTATAAATGTCATTTCTGTTTCAGCAGATGTAATAATACTCATTGTTCTAAGTTCATCTACACCAGCACCAACTGCGTAGACTTGAACCTCACCAGACCACTCAAAAGTTCCATTAGCACCATCAGTACCGAACTCCAAGTGAAACCATAGTGTTTGTCCTTCCAAAGCCTTAACTGCTGAATAATCTGCTTCAGTATAATTTGCACCGAATACCATATCTGGAATCTCTTGCAATCCTAGGATACTGGTTCTAAACTTCTCTGCTGAAAGAGTAGTTGTGTCCAGTTTATTAGGAGTTGCACCCAAATCTGGATAATCGGTAATATCAACCAATTTTGCGTATGCAGGGCTCACCCCAGCTTGGTCGGTTGAATACTTCAATACAGTTGTAGCTGTACTTATTCCAGCCATTTAATTACCCCCTAAAAATTTTTCTTTCTTCGTTTACCCTACCAGTGTACCTTAAAGTGTACCTATATACATTAGTATCGAAATTAGGGGTTTGACCTCCAAAATCTCGTAACATACCGTATTCGTCTGATAGTATTGCATCTATATTATTTCTTATTTCTTTAGCTTTTGATTTTCTAGTTGCACCAGTAGTAAATACATTTATTTCCAAAGAGACTATTGAGTAGTTAAACCCACCAGAATCTTTTGAAAGTATATCACCAGTGTTTGAAAGTTCAGATATTGTTACACAAGGAAAATCCGAAACTGTATCTGGGTACTCGGCTAAGACTTGTATCGGAGTTAGTTCTGTTTTTAGTTTGGTCAATACTTCATTTGTAATGTCAACTATCATTTCCCCAACTCCTTCCTTAACTCACGTTCTATATAAGAACTTATTGTACCATGATACGATTGCCTAACATATCTCCAAGTGTTGTGTAAAAACGGTTTTGCTCTTTGTCCTTTTGTCCAAGCCATTAACACTCCATCTTCCCTAGTCCATTTAACAGGATTTGGGTCACTTTGGTCTGTCGGATACCACCAACCATCATCTCCATGAGCATTAATATCATATCCTTGAAAACCAACCCACTCACTAGGATTGGGATGTGGATGATTAGCACCAACTACACCAGTTCCAAACTCAATGTAAACAACGTATCCAAGTGCCACGATTTCAAAACCATTAGCAACTCTTTGGATTATAACGTTCCCAGCAATATTACTATAACTAAGACCATACATTCTCATTTCCTGTTGCAACCTTGCATTAGCCAATTCTTCAAGTCTTTTTAATCCCTTGTCAATACCACGTTCAAAAGCACCAGCATAATCTACTTTAGCCATTTTCCTAACTTGTTTTATATTACCCAAGTCAACCTCGATGTTTATGTTAAAAAATTCTGGCGTATAATCAGCCATATCAAGTTCTCCGTTTCAACCCGTAGGTTATTGTGTTAAGGCTTTTTGCAAGTCGGTCTATTGAATATGTGTAAGTCTGTGTGTAGTCATCAGTAACAAGTGGTTCTGATTCAAACAACAAACCGTCTATTTCAAATTCTAAATCGTTTGAAACTGCCACCATATCCAGTGAAGCATCTTTACCGAACGTTTGTTCAACAATAGTACTACCAGATGGGTATATGTTTATTTCTACTTTGGTGGGAGTTGAGAAGGTCGGAATAGTAACACCAGTATAGTGTCCATTTTCGTCAACTTCATCCTGTTCCCCTGTTCTATATACATACCATAGATTACTTTTGTTTTTCTCTAAAGTTCTCATTATACCACCCTTGTAACACTATATGGTGTTTTAGCGATTGGTGTAATTTTATCCAAAATGCTAGGGGAGATATTAGCTTTCTCATAACTTCTCGAAATGTTATTTTCTCCATGTGCCACCTGCCCTTCAGCACCACGTTTGTTAAACAACTCAATGGCGATTTCTATCTGGACATTTTGGTATTTAGTTTCCACAACATCTGAATCTCTTATGTCACAAATTACATCACTAGCTGAATCCAAGTAAAACTGTAAAACATCATCACTTACTTCTGGATTTCCTAGTAGATTTTTTAGTAGACTTAGTTGTGCCACCCTCACTCACATCCTCTTTTTTCTCAACTTTCTTCTCAACAGGGAATATATAAGGGTTATCTTCTCTAATGTTGTACTTTACCCAAATGTCAGTAGCAGAAAATTCTTCGTGGTTTTTCTTTAGAGTTACTTCCGTACCCTCTACTATTTTAACATCATCGAGGTAGATTTCTACCCCGATTATCTTTTTCTCACTGACTTTGACGTAAAGTTTACCATCTTGTCTGATAAACATATAATCAAATCCTTATTAGTTAGTTACGATTTTTGCCATAAAGATAGACTTAACAGGCATTTTTCTCTCGTATGAAGCTGAAGCAAGTAGTACTGTATCTGGAATACCAACGTCAGTAGCAACGTCACCTTTAAAGGAATATCCCATTGGTACAAGTGCTTCTCTAATTCTAGTGTAAAGCAAGTCAGTTCCACCAGCAGTATCTGGGTCTCTGTCCATTTCTGAAGGAATATCAACTGGTGCTTGTGCGTATCTTATAGCACCTTGACCAAGAAGGTAAGTTGTATATTCTTTCTCTCCAGTTGCAGTTGCAGAATCAGCAACAGGAACTCCATCATTAACGATTACTGTAAATCCATTAACAAATGCGATTGGTAGGGGTCTTTGGATTCCCATTGGGTCAGTGTACTTAGCAAAGTTAAGCAGTTGTAGATTAGCCAGTCTATTAGCTATTACAGAGTGCATAATTGCAAGTGAATAACCTTGTGCGTGGTCTCCATTAGCTTTTACAGCAGCATCATTAAGTGTAGTTTCACCAATTTTATTTGCATCGGTTGCAGTAGCACCAGCAGTGGCGATGTTGTGGATATGTGTGCTTGTGAAGTCGGCATCAGTTACACCAAACACAGCTTCAAGGATTCCAAGAAGTCTAGTTTGTCTTTGTTTTTGCCAGTATTGTGCTACCCCCCTAACGATTTGCATCATTGGGTCTGCTCCACTGTTGAAGTCTTTAATGAAAGAAATAGCATTCCACTTAGCCATTCTACCATATACTACTCCACTGTATGTTCCACCTTGTAGTGAAGCACCAGTAAAGCTATCAACACCATTGTAAACATCTTCTACACCAGTAAGTACATCATAAAAAGGCACTGTGAAGAAGTTACTTCCGTTTGATACAAGTCTTGCGATTTCGCTGTCATTAACAACAGCACCAGATTCAATCATATTTGTTAGTATTACATCTGGTTCTTGTTTCCATGAATAATTAAATATTTCCGAATCAAATGGAAAATTTAAGTGTGTTCCAGCCATTTAGCATTTCTCCTTTACTCATTCATAAATTTTGTGTATAAATCTGGGTTACTTTTTTTGAAAGCCAATATTTCAGCGTAATTCATCTTACTGAAACTCTCTTTGGTTACGGGTGCATCGCCTTTTCCAGTAGTCGGTGAAGGTACGTTACCCATTTCCTGTCTAATCTTAGCTTCTAACTCACTCCTAGTTTGAGTGTATGTGTTGATAAGACTTTCGATATTTGCCTTTGTAGATTCACTATCTTCGGAGATTAGTGGGTTCAATAGCGATTCGTAATGTTCTTTAGGCACACCAGCATTGTTCAACAGTTCTTTAGCTTCTAGGGAGTTTGCTCTTAGTTTAATTTCCTTTTCTCTACCAGAAATTTCTTTTAATCTTTCCTCTAGTTCTTTCTGTGCCAATTCTTCTGCTGTCATCTGTGCTTTTTTGGAATATTCTTCTTCCCATTTCCTTCTCTGTGTTTCCAGACCTTTCTGGATACCACTTTCAACCCTTCTATCCACCTCTGATGTAACCCTACGTTGCAAATCATCTTCTGTGAATAAACCTGCTCTTGCCTTTTCAGTTGCATCGGCTATCATCTTATCAATCTGTTCTTGTTGCTCTTTAGTAAATTCCATTTTATAAATTCCTCCAATTCCAGACCATGCTATAACGCCCAGCCCATAATTTATCCTTACATTATATTATATCCGTTTTCTTCTCAAATTATTCCAATTATCAGAAAATTCTTGAAATTAGATAACCATATAACTCAATTCAATTTTATTCATCCAATTCTGCCTTTGGAAGAACAACTTGTCCTTGATTAAATCCATTGTCTACCATCTTTCCGGCAAACTCATCTCCCCAGAAAGTCTTACCTCTACT